CCCCCTACGGCAAGATTGTAAAGAATCTGATTGACGAAGGAGCCAAACTAGGCGTTTCGTCCCGTGGCATGGGTAGCCTCAAGGAACAGGATGGAGTCAATGTGGTGCAAGAAGACTTCATGCTTGCAGCAGTGGATGTGGTGGCTGATCCCTCCGCACCCAATGCGTTTGTGAACGGTATCATGGAAGGCAAGGAATGGATTTGGGATAATGGGGTTCTCAAGCCTGTAGTTATTGAACAGTACAAGAAGGTAATCAAAAATACCCCGTCCCGCAAACTAGAAGAGCAGGCAATGAACCTGTTCAAAGACTTCATCTCAAGACTCTGAAGCGTCTACATATATTCTAAAGGAGAACTCCAGTCATGGCTAACGAAAAGATAGAAGATGTCATCAAGAAGGTAATTCTAGGCGAAGGTTTCCTTGCGGAAAACCCTGAACCCACCGAAGAACCCACCGAGGCTACCGAAGCCGAGGAAGAGGGCTACGAGCAGGAAGTGGTTGAGGAGGAAGTGGAAGACCTAGACGAAGCCAAGGACGAAGAGGAGTCCGAGGAAGAAGAAGACGAAGAGGAAGAAGACGAGGACGAAGAGGAAGACGAGAAGCCGTCCAAGAAGTCCATGAAGGAAGCCGCTTCTGACTACTCTGACACCAAGATTACCCACGATGTAAACAAGAAGGGTGCCAAGATTGCCGAGCCGCACAACGCTAACGCTGGCAAGAACATGGGCACCATCAAGGCCAAGCCAAGCGCAGCCAGTAGCAAGGTAGAGAAGCCGTCCATGAAGGAGAGCATTGAAACCTTGTTCGCTGGCAAGGAACTCAGCGAAGACTTCAAGACTGAAGCCGCCACCTTGTTTGAGGCTCACCTTGCGTCTCGTACCAACGAGATTGAGGAAGAGATTCAAGCCAAGTATGAGACTCTGCTAGAAGAGCACACCCTCGCCGTCACCGAAGAAATGGTTGAGCGTATTGACGAGTACCTCAACTATGTGGTGGAAGAGTGGATGCAGGAGAACCGTTTGGCTGTCAGCAACGGTCTTCGCACCGAAATCGCTGAGGGATTCATTGAGCGTCTCAAGGGCGTGTTTGCCGAGTCGTACATTGAAATTCCCGAAGAGAAACTTGATCTGTTTGAGTCCACTGTTGAGGACTACGAGAGCCTCAAGAGTGAACTAGACGGTCAGGTTGCCAAGAACATGGAGATCAACGAAGAGTGCGAACAACTCCGTTGCGAACTCCTGTTCCGCGAAATGGCTGAAGGTCTAACTGACACCGAGACTCAGAAACTCCGCGAACTCGCTGAGAGCGTGGAATTTGATTCTGTGGAGCAGTTTGCCGAGAAACTCGCTGTTCTCCGCGAGAACATTGAGAAACTTGGAACCGTAACCGAAACCGCTACCGAAGAGGAGTCCCTTGAGGAGTCTTACGAGGAAGGTTCCGAAACAGAGGCTTCTCCGCTCATGGAGGCTTACCTCAAGTCCATGAGCAAGAGCAAGGAATAATTTCACTTTTTTCTTAACACTTTCCAGTCAATTCCGACTGTTAAACAACCAAAGGAGACACTACGATGGAAAACAAGATGCTAATCGAACAGGCTCTCCGTAAGTGGAAGCCCGTTCTAGATCACGCCGACATGGCTGCGATCACCGATCCGCACCGCCGTGCGGTAACTGCCACCCTCCTAGAGAATCAGGAGCAAGCAGTTCGTCAGCAGATGCTAGCCGAAGGCCCTGCCAATGTTGCTGGTACTGGTATGTCGCCTGTTGTTGGCAGCGAAGGCAACATCAAGGGCTACGATCCAATTCTAATCCAGTTGGTTCGTCGCGCCATGCCCAACCTAATGGCTTACGATATCTGTGGCGTTCAGGCTATGTCTGCTCCCACAGGTCTAATCTTCGCCATGCGTAGCAAGTACGCAACCAAGGACAGCAGCACTCACGGAGCAGAAGCCCTGTTCAATGAGCCTGATTCTGCATTCGCAGGCGGCACTGCTGCACAGAACTTCAGTGGTCACACTGGTGGTGCTGGTGCAACTGGTGCAACTGGTGGTCTAGGTGGAACCTTTGGATTCGTTGATCCATTCCTTGGTTATCCAAACATTGGCGATCCAACCAGCAATACTGGTCTAACTCAAGGTATCGGTATGAGCACTTCGTATGGCGAAGGCGTAACTCCCAATGAAATGGGCTTCAGCATTGAGCGTGTGGCTGTACAGGCTAACACTCGCGCTCTCGCTGCTGCATACAGCGTAGAACTCGCTCAAGACCTCAAGGCTGTTCACGGTCTAGACGCTGAAACTGAACTCGCTAACATTCTCAGCACAGAAATTCTGTCTGAAATCAACCGCGAAGTAGTTCGTAATGTCTATCGTACTGCTAAACTCGGTGCACAGCAGACCGACCTGTACTACAAGGCTGTTGGTGGTGGTCTAACCACTGGTGCAGGTGGCGTGGGTGGCGTATACGATCTTATTCAGGACTCTGACGGTCGTTGGAGTGCTGAGAAGTTCCGTGGACTCATGTTCCAGATTGAGCGTGAGTGCAACAAGATTGCCAAGGATACCCGTCGTGGCAAGGGCAACTTCATCATCTGCTCGGCAGATGTTGCAAGTGCTCTCGCAATGGGCGGTTTCCTCAACATCAGCCCTGCACTGAATGTCAGCCTTGATGTTGATGACACTGGCAACACCTTTGCTGGTACACTCAATGGCAAGATCAAGGTGTACATTGATCCGTACTCTGACAGCACTGCTGCTTCTAACGGCAACTTTGTCTGCGTCGGCTATAAGGGAACCAGCCCGTATGATGCGGGTCTGTTCTACTGCCCTTATGTCCCGCTACAGATGATGCGTGCAGTTGACACCAGCACCTTCCAGCCCAAGATTGCGTTCAAGACCCGCTACGGCATGGTTGCGAACCCCTTCGCTGAAGGCGTTAGTTCTGGTGCTGGTCGTCTAGCACCACGCACCAACCTTTACTACCGCATCTTCCGCGTAGACAACCTACACGGCGTTGCATCGTAATAGTTGAAGTAAACTAAAGACTTGGGGGAGAGGCTCAAACCTCTCCCCCTTTTCTTTTGGTGTCTAAATACTAGCACATGGCTAAAGGCGAACCATTCAATCTTTCAGAAATTGAGGCAGGGATTCTGTCCCGATACCCTCAATACATGAATCCGCTGCTACCCACCTACTATCGGTTCAGCATCGCCAAACTGCCAAAGGTTTCGTATTTCTGCCAAAGTGTGTCACTACCCACCGTGACCATGAGCGAAGTCATAATGCCCACTCCGTTTCAGCAGATATCCCGCCCGTCCAAACTAGATTTTGATGAACTCAATCTAGGATTTGTGATTGACGAAAACATGGGCAACTACCTTGAAATATTCAATTGGCTACGGTCAATGACAAATGTGGAAGACTATCAAGAGTTCAAGCCGTCAAATACTCATGTAACCACAGCCAACCTTGTGATCCTGAATTCTACAAAGAACCCTAAACTGAACATAACCTTTCACGACATCTATCCACGCATACTGTCTTCCGTTGATTTTAGTTCAACTGTAATTGACCCCGAGCCGTTTATTGCAAACTGTACTTTCAAGTATCGCAGTTTTGATATACAGGTTCTCTAATATTTTAGATAAACATTCCCGCTTGACATCTATTGAATCGCGTGTATACTCCTCCGATGGAGATTTGTTTATGACCCTAGACGACATTCGCAAGGAGTTGGAACGGGACACCCGTATTGACGATTCGGCGTTGGATGCCGAGTCGCTACGCATTCCTCAACTCCACAATAAGTACCTGAACTTCCTAATGGAAGAGCGGCTATGTTTGGCTCGTTACGAAAACGATGTGGCTGTGGCTCTTCGTGACAAGTGGGAGTACTACACGGGTAAGATGAGTGAAGAAGAATTGCAGAAGCGAGGATGGGAGCCGTTCGCTCTAAAGATTCTCCGCAACGATTTGGATATGTACCTGAACGCTGACCCTGATATTGTCAAGACGCGGCAAAAGGTGTACTACCAAAAGGAAAAGATTGGACTACTTGAAGAAATTGTCAAGGAGTTGAACAATCGCCATTGGAAGATTCGTAATGCTATTGAGTGGAGAAAGTTTGTTAATGGACAGTAATCTGCTTCGTGAAGACATGAGCAATTGGTGGATTGACCGCATGTACCTACAGGATGTGTGGGGGGTTGCTGCCAAGCATTCCACAGATCCACGCACACAGGTGGGTGCTGCTCTTGTGCTTTCAGGGGGTACAGGCATAGTTTTGTCTTCTTGGAACAAGATTCCACAACGAGTTCGGCTAACAGGCGACAACCTAGCAGTAGAATCCAAGAATTACTGCACAGAACACGCCGAGCGTTCCGTGATTTTCAAAGCCTTGCAAAACAAATTGCCAACAGACGGACTCCACCTGTACTGCACATGGGCAGCGTGTGCAGAGTGCTCTCGTGCCATTGTGGAATTTGGTATACGACGAGTTGTAACTCTACGCAGACTGGTCGAGCGAACCGCTCCCAAGTGGGAGCCGTCTGTTCGTGCAGGGCTGCAAATGATGCGTGACTCTGGCATAGACCTTGTGGGATGGAGTGGCGATCTAGGCAGTAAAGAAAGCATCCGCTTCAGCGGAGAAACGCTAACAGCAGAAGTATTGAAATAATGATTGATCTTGATGTGAGTATTGTTGATTCTGTATGGCTTCGCGTTCAATGCGAACGCGGTGTTGCCAAAGAATTGGCAGACTATTTCACATTCAAGGTTCCTGGATACAAGTTTATGCCTGCGTATCGCAGTAAGATGTGGAATGGCGAGATTCGCCTGTACAATATCCACAATCAGCAGATATACGGCGGGCTGTCTGATTACATTGAAAAATTTGCGGCAGAGCGTGGTTACTCCATCACTATGCCCACAACCAATCAGGTAAAAACCACTCCTGATGCTGTAAGAAAATTTATAGAAGATTTCTTACAGGTATGTGTGAATGAAGAAAAAGCAAAGGCTCACGATCACCAAATAAATGCAGTACAACACGCTATTGAAAAAGAACGGTGCCTGCTGCTGTCTCCTACAGGCAGTGGCAAGAGCCTAATCATCTATTCACTTATCCGCTACTATTTGGACAAGATTCCAAAAGGCAAGAAAGTGCTGATTATTGTTCCAACAGTTTCGCTCGTGGAACAGATGTACTCTGATTTTGTTGATTATTCGCACGACAACGGGTGGAAAGTATGGGAAAACTGCCACAAGATTCTTGCAGGCGCAAGCAAAACCACAGACAAGCGTGTGGTGATTTCTACATGGCAAAGTGTGTTCAAGCAGCCTGAAAAGTATTTCTCGCAGTTTGGTGCGGTGATTGGTGACGAGGCTCACCTGTTCAAAGCCAAGTCTCTTACTTCTATTATGACCAAATTAAAGACTTGCCCGTTCCGTGTAGGCACCACAGGCACACTAGACGGTACACAGACCCATCGCCTTGTGCTTGAGGGGCTGTTTGGTCGTGCATACGAAGTCACCAAAACCAAAGAACTCATGGACAAGAAAATCCTGAGCGATCTGAAAATTGATTGTCTTGTTCTGAACTATCCGCTTGAAGATCGTCAAGCAGTCAAGAAAGCAAAATACCAAGACGAGATCAAGTGGATCATTTCGTCACCAAGGCGCAATGCTTTTATTGCAGATATGTGTCAGCGATTAAAAGGCAACACACTTGTATTATTTCAATTCGTTGAAGGACACGGTGCAGAACTACATAAGTTAGTGAGCGAGCGTGTAGGCTCCACTCGTAAAGTTTTCTTTGTATACGGAGGAACTGAAGCGGGCGAGCGAGAAGAGATACGCAAGATTGTGGAACAGGAGTCAGACGCAGTAATCGTCGCATCCTATGGAACATTCAGCACAGGCATCTCCATACGCAGACTCAACAATATTGTGTTTGCTTCTCCCTCAAAGTCCCGAATACGAGTATTGCAGAGCATTGGTAGGCAGTTACGAGTCTCCGAACACAAGTCCACTGCTAGACTATTTGATATCGGGGATGACCTTTCTTGGAAATCGTGGATAAATCACACAATGCGACACATGGGCGAGCGTTTGAAGATTTACGAATCAGAAGGGTTTACGCATAAGGTAGTCAAGATAGACATAGGAGGTAAACAGACATGAGAGGCAAGAAGTCAAAACTCCGAGTGTTTAAACTGCGTAGCGGTGAAGAAATCATTGCCAAGATTGCTGCCCGTCCTCGCGGCAAATTCACACTGGAACGCCCCATGCGAATCAATTACTCTGTGGTGGCTGATCCGTTTACTGGTGTGAAGAAAAGTGTGCTATATTTCACTGATTGGCTTGGGGGTGCTGTGGAATTACAGGTGGATATCCCACGAGCGTTTGTGTTGTTGGAACTGACCCCTGATCCTGATATGGAAAGGCTATATTCCACCCAATCAGACGCACAAGACCAATTCAAGGCTAGCGGAACAGGTGGAATTGAACCAGATGTTGATCCTGTTATCCCACCGCCAACAGAAGAAGAATTAAAGAAACTTGATTCTCTGTTAGAGTCTATGGGCATACCCAAACTAGACGAAGAGACAAAGACACATTTTCCAGAAGACGCAAACGCGCCCAAGCCACCAAAAGACAAAAGCAAACT